GACGCTGCGCTACAATCCTTGGGTGCCAAGGAACCTATCCTTTGGCCAGTTATTAGGAAAATCTCCGAGCTACGATCCCTCGGTGTCTTCCATTCCACTTTCGTTCTGGCTCCCCTCGACAACGATCGCAGAATGCGTTGCTCCTTCAACATTGCCGGTACGGAAACCTATCGCTTTTCATCCAGCAAGAACGCCTTCGGCAGTGGAATGAACCTCCAGAATGTACCAAAAGGGGGGGACACTGAAGATGCGGGATTAGAGTTACCCAATGTCCGGAAGCTATTTATCCCAGATCAGGGAAACACCTTTTTTGATATCGATCTTGATTCAGCGGATTTGCGTATTGTCACATGGGAATCTGATTGCACTTGGATGAAAGACCACTTCAAGAACGGTCGAAAGCCTTATGTCGAGGTCATGAGAGAATATTACCATGACCAGACAATGACAAAAAACTCGCATCCCCGCGAGTACGGTATGTTTAAAAGCCTTTGCCACGGGACCAATTATTTAGGTACTGCCGAGGGCATCGCACCTCGTATCGGCCTAATCGTTCATGAAACAGAGAAGATTCAAAAGTGGTATTTTTCTCTGGCACCGGAAATTAAGAAGTGGCAAGAGGATATTAAGAAACAAGTATCAGGTCGTCGCTATGTGGAAAACGCTTTCGGATACCGTAACTACTTCTTCGACAAGATTGAAGGAACTATTTTCAATCAAGCTGTAGCGTGGATTCCTCAGAGTTCTGTTGCATGCCTCATCAACAGGGCATACGTCAACCTGGATGAAACTCACGGGGATTGGATAGAGATATTACTTCAGGTTCATGATAGTTTGGCCGGTCAGTTTCCGACAAGACGAAAAGAAGAGGCGCTCAAAGCTATTAAAGAATGCGCATCACTTCCCATCCCCTATGAAGATCCATTGTATATTCCAATTGGGATCGTTAGTAGTGAAACCTCATGGGGCGACTGTGGATAATCTAATTGTTGATACTGTAAATTTCTTTTCTAAAGTTGATGTACGCGGCGAAGATGATTGCCATCCTTGGGTGGCTGGAAAGACTCCTAAAGGGTATGGTCATTTTTATATCAACAGAGTTGCTTACCGGGCGCATAGGCTGGCGTATTACATAGCTTATGGCCCCTACCCAGATCATTTAGGTGTATTACATCTCTGCGACAACACTTCATGCGTCAATCCAAAGCACCTTACTCTAGGGACTCAGGCAGAAAATATGAAGGATATGTCAGCAAAAGGTAGGGGAGCAAATCAAATCCCACATGAACTGGCCGCAGAAATTGCAGCAAAATTCAGGGCCGGTGGATTCTCTCTGAGGTCTCTCGGCAGGGAATACGGCCTACCGCACGTCACAATCACACGCATCTTAAATAAAGGTTACTAGCATGAAAATCATTCAGCTATTAGCAGCAATCGACGGGGAATCCCCCGGAACAATCGGGAGCCAGATCTACGGCTTGGGGGATGACGGGGCGGTGTATGAATTAGTAAGCCCTTCCAAAGCTATAACACATAGAAATCATCATGCCGTAGCAGTTCGCTACTACGACGGAGAGACCGGTGGATGGCGTCTAGTTGCGCAGTCCCATGAACGAACGGAAACTATTCCAAATCCCGATCGACCCCCACTAAAATAAGAAAAGGGACTCAGTTTCGAGTCCCTAGTTTCTCACCGCTATTACTTTTCATTAATCCCGGTTAATTACACCTTCCAAACTGCCGAAATCATCAACCTCAAATCATCCGGGTCGATCTTATTCGGCGGCACGGTCAGCTCTTTCAGCAATCCAGCCGCTTGTAATCCCGCTGTCACCAGCTGACTACAAAACCAATTCCCTTCCGTAGTCCATTCAGTCGAAAAGAAAAAAGCAATGATCCCGAGTCGGTTGTAGCTCTTGCCAAGTTGCTTCGACATGAACGCATAGAAGAGTTGCTGTTGGTGATCCGAGCAGTGAATAGTTACCTGCTCCACGGGTTCTTTCTTGGTATAACCCAAGGGCCGAATTCTGACCCCTGACTTGATATTCTTCCCCAGCTGATCTGCCCGTGCTCCCAGCAGATTCCCCGAATCAGGCAGGACACAATCAACATGAGAGAACTTGCCATGACCAAACCACTTGATCATAGCTGCCCCTACCCCATTCCCTTCAACAAATTGCAGTGTGATTGTGCCCATTACCAGCTCTCAGGAGTGCGTTACGATGGTGTTAGCGATTTCCTGGCCAACCGAGGTGGCCGTTACCTGACCCACAGCAGTCAGTTTTGCTGACAAGGTGGCCAGCACCGCACTGACCAACTGAGCTGCCGCCGGAACGGCAGCATTTTCAATTGCCGGAAGGGTTGCGATCAGATTCGCAACGAATGCCGTACCCTTCACCGTAGCCGACGCCGGATTCAGCCAGGTCTGCGGGTTGGCTTCGATGTCAGCCAAAGTCGAGTTGACCAAGTTGAGCACCGGGGGAAACACTTCCGATGCCGTAAGCGCTGCCAGATCTGCGAAAATATTGCTCATAGTTGCTACTCCTTCAGGGTTGTTGAAAGGGCTGAGCCGTTCCTGGCCCCTCCCCGTTTGTTGCACCGCCGGTTGCAAGGTTGGCACCTTGATTTGCTGCTTGGGTGTGCCAGCAGTAGAGGCCAAAGGCTCCAAGTGCCCCTTTGATACAGCCGATAAGATCATCCGCCCCTTTGACTTGACACCAGACCAGAGCAGTCCAAAGCGCGACGAGAGCTGCTGCTGCAATCCATTGAACATAGATGAGACCTTTATTCATGAAGTGCTCCTTGTTCCAGGTTGCCGGAAATTCGGTTCATCCGACCATTCGCATATTGTGGCTGCTTTAGCGAGGCAAGATAACGCAGACGTTTGGCATTGAATCGAGCGACAACTTCCCAGGGGTTTACGAATCCGATGACGTCAGCCAGATCTTGCCCTAGTTGCTTCCCCCCGACAATTTCCTGCAGCCACTGGATTGGATGCCCACCGTTGTAAGCTGTGTCGAGAATCTGAAATGCAATTGGAGTTGGGTAGAGTTCACAACCGAAGGGTTGCCAGTATTCTTGCTCCGCGATTGCCATTGCAGTAGCTTCAGGCAAGTCTTGCATAGCTCCTCGATAGCCCCATTTGTAGGCAACTCTAGCTGTCACGCCGTATCTGGTGGCTCCCCCATTATCTACTGTGTAGCCGCCCTCATTCAGCAGAAGCAACTTCCAACACGCTTGAAACTTAGCTGTTGTGGTCATGGCACTTTCCTTTCTGCCCGGCCCTTCCGAAGCCTGTCTCTATGCTGCCTCTCCTCTTGCCGCTTCAACTCCGAGTAGAAAATCTTATCCCGAAGCAGCACCACTACCTGCAATATCGTATAAACCAGTGTAACTGCAATCAGCCAATCCGCTATCCCATAGCCCAGAAAATGCATCCCCACCATTGATACTGGCGGTGCGGCTTTCACTGCACTCACAACAACATCTTTAGTGGTGTCATCCATGATAGACATCCAGTATCCCCGAGGAGTTTTTGACCGCTATTACTTTTTGTTAATGTATGTCGAAAACCTATCTAATCAGTTCGCCCCATGCACCACCAGACTAACAAAAGCTGGGTCAGCCGCAGCATTTGCTGTATTAGTACAATTCAATGTGACACTTCCAAGAGCTTCTGCACTAGGAACTACAAACCCAGCACTTCCCAGATTAATTTCATAACAATTAGTCGCATTCACCAAAGACAGCCCATAGGTTACTATATACACCCCAGCAGATGTCCGCACTACTGAAGCTATATTCAAAGATTGCTGAATAGCAATTACTCCACCGGTGATAGAGAACCTCACCCAGGCGGCAGAAGAAGCTGCAGCTTTCTTTGGCGTTCCGGTTGCCGTATACACCCCATTGTTGATATCGTTCAGCCAACTCGAAACTATCGGATTGTTCTGATTGTAATCTTGAAAAAAAGTACTAGCCATACCCACCTCAGACGGAAACACCAGCTGCATTAACCCAAATAGCAGGTAGGAGTTGTTTTGCCCACACTACATAACCAAGAGTAGTATCAAAATACTGCTCCCCTATGAACACAGGAACTGGACGGCTTCCTGTAGGTCCATTAGCTGGCACATTGGAACCAATGAACAAGGCCAAGGCAGACAGAGGAATATCAGCGGTCTGCCCCGTCACAACCCCAGTACAAGTATCTGTTGGAGCCAACGTTCGCCCGTTTAATGGATACGACCCCTGCTCAGCCATAAAAGGCTCCTTTAACCTGTGAATTCACTGGGAACCCCCACCAACAGTACATCCGGAAGAGCAACTATTACTCACATTATTGGTGTTTCCCGAATATACATTTGACTGCACATTTACATTAGACGATGTTGACTGCAGTAAAACCCCAGAACCGCCGACCATCCCATCGAAGATATTTCCGGTAATCACTCCGGGCCCTCCTGCGGAATTACTAATATTAATCCCATTCCGACCTGAACCCCCGGTTCCTTCATTAAAACTATTCCCCACTATTGTAAACAGTCCTGTGTTATTCAACACAATTCCATTGCTGCTTACTGGTACAATAAAAAGATTTCCCGTGATTTGGGTATTCGGTACTAACGATTCAACATCAATTCCCCTGCCAGTATTAATTCCAAACTGACTAGCCGTGACTGCAAGTTGGTCCAAATTGCTCTGAGACACCGGGACACTAACACCAATATTTGTATCAAAATTACTCTGATTTACTGTAACTCCCTGGATGTAATTCCCATAAACAATCCCCACGCTGAGGAAATTAAATGTACATCCTTGAAAGTTATAAACAATTCCTGTAGGAGCTGCAGTTCCCTGGACAACTACTCCTGTACCAGAAAAATTACTACCCCCACCGACAAACACATTAGTAAAATTCCACTGAGACCAGTTATTAACAGCAATGCCAAAAGACCAGTAATCTGTAGCATTAAAGCCATCCAATCCTCGAATCTCTACATTCGTCACATCCGATTGTGACTGTGGGGCGGGTCCCCCAGTGGTACTGGTATTATTAAAAGAAAGGGCGGCTCCCCCACCAACTCCCCCACCCAAGATTGATAAATCCCGCACATGCGCGGTCATTGTTCCATTAGTCGTGGTGAAGTTGATCCCTCCACCGGCATTTCCAGCCGTCCATCTCAATACAGACACTCCAGGACCATCACCTTTCACAGTGATTGAAGTTCCGTTAACACTATAATTTAAGCCTACATTTGAAAAATTGTAGTATCCGGCCGGAAAGTAAACACAATGAGAAAAAGAAAAGGAAGTGCTATTCAGTGCATTTACCCAGGCAGTGTCATTATTTGCGGAGGCTGTATTATTTCCCCCATTATCCATGACGTTCGCACAAGCTTGATGCTTAACCCCAGAAAGCACCCAACCACCAGCTCCATTAGAAGTGACAGTAACTTCATCTCCCGCATTAAAATTGGAGACAGTAGCAGAACCATAAGCAGGAAAAAGCTGATCCGATCCCTGTGCAAGTATAGAACTTCCAGATGTTCGAAAAACCATACGAATGGAAGTACCATTCGGATATGTACTGCTCACGGGAAGGGTAACAATACCCGCGCCCGAAACACTGAGAATATTATTAACATTTAAAATTCCCAGTGTTACTGGGGCAGTAACTCCAACACTTCCATTAAAACCTCCAACAGCTCTCTGCACAAAAGCATCCGTAGCAAGAGCAGTAGTTGCATCTCCTAAGCCTTGTGTTGGGGCTGTTGGTGTCCCAGAAAAATTAGGTGACAACAAAGGAGCATAAGGAAGCCCAAATAGAGAAGACTGCACAAAAGCAGTCGTAGCCATCTTGGTAGTGTTATCTCCTGCCAGGGGGGTCGGCCCTGTCGGAGATAAAGTGAAAGTAGACTGACCAGTGAAAGTGGAGAAGCCAGCTACTGTCAAATTCTGTACCGGAAAGGTTTGTGCAGAAACTGCGTTGCACAGGGAGAGAAAAATCAATAGAAATTTTTTCATTTTCATTTCTCTTAGCGACGTCGGCGAGCTTGAATAGTACCAGTTGAAGTGCACGTAGAAACACTAAAAGAACCTTGAACAACCAAGTTATATACTTGGCTGCCAGTTAAGGTAACTCGAAAGGGGCTTATATTAATAATATCCCCCTGACCCGCCGCTTTAGTTCCTGTAGTATTTCCTTCCTGAGTGATGCTGGACGGTAAACTATTGGTTGTATTAATTCCAATAACTTGATTGGCTATGACTGTCGTGCCAGCCGGTAAATACTGAGCAGCTCCCCAAACATCCCAGTCGCCTGCTGTTAGAGTAATGGCAGCAACTGTCGTAGGACTAGCACTTGTTAAGGCTATTGCAGTTCCTGTGTTGCTTAAATATTCCCCCACACTCCCCGCATTAGCATTGTTGTTGGTGGTTGTGCCGACAATGCCAGCGGTTTGGGAGGGGGTTAGGTTACCGGTAGTAATAAGAGATGCTGCCGTAACCGTTCCGGTGAAAGTGGGTGAGGTTATAGGTGCGTAGGTCGTGGAGGCGGTGGCCGTAGTGAGATACCCCGGAACGGTCGGCGTGCCAGTGAATGTAGGCGATGCTAGCGGGGCGTAGGTACTAGAAGCTGCGGCAGTCGTTAAATACCCCGGAACTATCGGACTTCCAGTAAAAGTAGGGGAAGCAAGTTGCGCATAGCCGCTTATAGCAGCTCCCGTAGGAATCGTTACCGTACCGGTGAAAGTCGGGCTGACCAATGGAGCATAAGTGCCCGAGGCGGCAGCAGTTGTAAGATATCCGGAAAGGGATGAACCAGCCGGGAGAGCGACGGGGCCCGTGAAGGCAGCTCCGATCAGCGGAGCGTACAGAGCGAACTGGCTGTTGAGTTCTGCCGCAGTGAGCACCTGTCCCGGGGTGAATTGGGCACTGGCAACTGCCGACCAAAGTACCAGCACTACTAAAAGAAGTTTTTTCATCCTAAGGTACTCACGTCAAGAATAAAATCAATATCGAGTCGATAGACCGGGCCGCCAGGGCGCGGAGGATTGGTAGAAGAAGGGGTGCCTGGAGGGTAGATCATCTGACCATTGGTATCGAGAATCGGGCAGCCATAGGTGTCCTGAATCGCCCAGCCACGGTACTGCTGGATGGACGGGTAGAAAGCGGTGTTGACGAAGGCAGGGATGGAGCAGCCGGGGATTGCGAAGCCGGGGATGGCGTTCTCGCCTTGCAGAGTGCAAAACTCCACGTAGGGGAACTCGGTTGTGTCGCAGCGCGGGGGATGGTATGGGCGAGACCAAGGGACAGACTGGTCATCCTTCACACCACGAAGGAAATCCTGCTCATTGCGGACCTCTTTGTGATGCCGACAAACGTACAAGCCGTTCCAAGTGAACATAGCCATGCCGGACTTATTCTTACGTCCGCATAGGTCACAGGTGAAATTCCACTCACCTGACTTGTAGAAATCGGCTTCGCCAACTGGCATTTTCGTTTCTCACCGGGATTACAAAAAGTTAATGTATGTCGAAAACCCACTTAAACCACTGTCCCGACTCCGTTGACCCATACCGGAGGGTTCAGGGATCTACACCAGATAGGTTGATTGATGGTCGTATCAAAGAGATGCTGCCCAATCACCGCGTTAGCGGGCCTCTTCGCGCTGGTTGCCGTCGCGTTGAAATTCCAGTTTACAGTTGCCTGGAGTTGTTGCAGCCATTTCACATCAACTCCTGCAGGAGGTACTGGCGGCAGTACTAGGTAATTAGCCATTTGTTAGTAGTTCCAGCTAGTGCAGTAGCCATGCTTCTGCAGGATGGGGAGTTGGTCGCGGAGCCGGTCGCCGATGTCGGTCCGGTACATAGGAGAATTGGGAATCTCCAACTCCGAAAGATGGCCATACGCGTCGGTTTTCGCCTCCTCCACGGTCCTACCGACACCCGTTACCGTAGCGATAGCATTCCCCGCCGTCACCATCATGGCGCACGTCGCTCCCTTATCATCAATCCCCTCCCCAAGCTTCATATTGAAGGGATGGAAAAAATAACGGTTCTCTTTGGTGATGCCCCAGACAGGGAAGCCAGACAGCTGGTCTTCCTTAAGATGGTGGTTGGGGAAGTCCGGCATCGCTACGAACACCCCAAGAGCAATCTCATCGGAAGGTTGAAATGTATCCCGACCATCTACAGCATCTTTCATCCAGCTAGCTACGTCATGGTGGAGGACCTGCTGGATTAGGAACAGGGGCCAGCCATGCCGGGAGGTGAATTCGAGTGGGTTGAGCAGGCCCTTACGCGGACCTTCTGTTCCGAGCATCACCGCCACATCGATGTATCCAGTGTAGCCGGATCGGATTAGAGCTGCCTCTACAGGAGCTAGTAATTCCATAGCCAACTTGCTCTCTGCAAAGGGGACGTACTTCATCACCGTTCCCATTTCACCAGTGTTGGGCCCACGCTCCTCGTTCATCAGTTTCTTGAATTCGAAGTTTTCCAGGACATGCCCGAGGAAGCCGTTGCGACCCATCCAGCCACCTACAGCCACTTCAATTCCAGGGCAGAATTCCTGAAAGATAAACGGGCATGGCTTTTTGATCGTCCGCTTCCAATGCTGGAGCATGAAGATCATGTCTTTCGCGGACTTGCTGACGTAGCTGAGGGCTTTATCCACGTCCGAGCAGGGCTTGCAGACATAACGGACATCCAAATGGGCTTTCTGCTGGGAGATTGCATCATCCCAATTGGAGAATTTAATGCAGGGGAGGCAGCCAATCCCGGCTTGCTCCAGCACTTCCTGCCCCTTCAGCCGGTCCATTTCCCAGGAAGTACCTTCAACATTCGCCGAGAATATAGGAAACCCGCGTTGTCGGTAGCCTTCCAGCCGCTTCATATAGCGGCAGTTGTCGCTTACTAGAATGAGGTCTGCCCATGCCATAGAGCCTTCCCAGGTCGGGACCTTTCTGACTAGCCCGTCGCCAATGGAAACCCGTTCGAAGGTCTTCTCATCGGGGGCGACCCACACCCGGACGTCATGCCCCTGGGCCTCGCAACGCATGGCGAAGTCCAGAAAGAATGCGGAGCTATCAATTAACAAGATCTTCATTAGTAAGCCCGAGCGTAGCGAGAGACCCTACAATGTGGCAAGCTGCTACCGCAACTTCTTATAAGAGTAGCTGCGTGCGCGCGATGGGAAGGATTGTAGCAGCAAGGAGGGGGTAGCAGGTCGCTGAAGGGGAATTGCATAGGGAGGTGGGGGACTCTCGCTAACGCTCGGGGTTTTCAACCGGGATTAACAAAAAGTAATGTATGTCGAAAACGAATTTGGCGAAATAAATCCGACCAACCTATTGACATCATGCAAAACCACCTGTACCATACCAGGTGGCGGGTGGGGGCGGAGGGAGGTATAGATATAGTAGGGGTTGGTTCTTACTTACAGCGTAGCTGTCACTTCTTACTTATAAGGGGAGTGGCAAAAATTGTAGGTAGGGGAGACTCCCTAGGACCATCAGGGAGTTTTCAACCGGGATTAATCAATAGTAATTCTCGCTCAAAACCCTCTCCAATCGGCTGGCCTCTAATTTAGCATCGAGAGCCCTCCGTCGAGCCTGCTCTGCCGACCTCTTCTCAGCTTCCTGTTTGCGCTTTCGGGACACATGAGCCCTATTCGGACAGAACAAAATATCCCGAACAAGTGCTCTCTGCTTTCGAGACAAGTCAAAATCCCTTCCTTTGAATTCTAGCTTGCCCCTCATCGCTGCTATAAAGCCCAATTCCCAGGCCGTTTGGCACTTATCTTCCGTGAGCATCAAGACTAATTCATGGTCGGTGAATGTGGTCATGGTCTTCTCCTGCGTTATGTATTGCTGGAGATTATAACAGAGAAGAATTGGGGCTGGTGGGCATGGGTGGAAATCAATTGAGGCTCGCGAATCCCTACCATCACTCCCCCGAAGGCAACCCTCCGCTCCGGTAGTACCCCTCCGATTCGCGAGCCGCTAGGCGGTGCCTCCATCTTGGCTAGAAAATCCCCCTAGAGTAGCCAGGGGCAAATCCGAATAGCTGCAGCAGGACCAGAATCAGAATCACGCAGAAGATGATGTTGACGATTGTTCTGAAGGGAGCTGGCAGTGGGATGAGGGTTGTGATCAGGTAATAGATAATTGCAAGAACAATCACAACAATTAACAGATGGATTAGCATAGTAGTTTCCTTTTTCTTACTGGTTATGGTGATTTCTCACCGGGATTACAAAATAGTAATAGCGGTTAATTACCCTCACGGGAATCTGACCCGATGTAGTTCCCGCCCGCCGATGCAATCGCCCCATTAATAAGCCTCTGCACCATCGTCACCGGAGGCTTCCCTGAGTAGGCTTTCAACAGCCCCTCCACGTCTTTAGTGAGAGCCTTCATCCTGTCTGGTGTCAGCATCTTCCCATCCGTGAGCATCGGCTTCAACCGCTCGTTCCACTGTTTCTGCAGCGTCCCTTCTTTCATATCAGCCGTGATCTGCCGAACGCTACCTTCCAGGGCTTTCCTTCCTTCAGGGGTCTGCGAGCTGATCCTAGCTGCCAGCCGGGTCTGCTCTGGCTTGCCATTCAGCAGCAGATCCCGCACTGCCTCTGGCCGTTCCCCGCCATTCAGAATAGCCTTCAGATTGCTTGCCGGCGCAGCCGCTGCTTTCGTAGCCTGTTCCGCTGCCTTCCCTCCTTCCTGCAGCACTCTCTGTTGGGTATCTACCGAGCCTTCTCCCATTTTTCCGACTCTGCTAACGACATCTGCCCTTTCCTTCGCTGCGCCTGCCTCCGCTTCCGGTAGGATAGCTCCTGCCCTTTTTGCCAGTCCTTCCGCGCTCGCGCCAGCCTTTGCTGCTGTCGCTTCAATTTTTCCAAGTCTCGTTGCATAGTCCGCTACCGATTTAGATAATCCAGGCACTTCCCTAATCCAGTCCGAATTCTTATGAGCAAATTGGGTGACCTGCTTTGATGACATCCCTCGTAATTGGCTACTAACGTAAGAGCTCCCTGCCCGTTGCACCAGTCCCGAATCTCCGGTGAGCTCCTTGAGATCACGTACTGACTGCTGGCTAGAGAAGAACTGCTTGGGGACTCCGGCTGGGTCTGCTGCGAACCTCTCTGGGTCAACTCGGTCAATCGCTGCTGCCTTGCCACCTGCACCCGTGCCAAACTTTCTAAGTCCCAGCGACGCATCATGATATTGCTCCTGCATCATTTGCTGAAGGTTGGTGCCCGCAGCATCCTTACCAACAAATTCCTTTTGAATGTCGCTGATCTTCGCGTAGAGCTTCCCTGCTACGTCCTTACCGACTGCCGAATATCCTTCCACATCTCTCCCACCTAACACATCCCCCAGCTTCCTGCGCACCTGATCCAGTGCCTCAAAGGAAGGGTTCTGTAGGGCCTCATTCACCTGCCCATACACCCGAAGGGTTCCCTGATCCGTAGTCTGTCGTGGAGATGCGCTGCTATCTACCTTCCCCTTGATATAGCTCTTCAGATCCTTCATCCCTTCAGTCTGCTCGACCGTCTTCCCAGCCTGTTCCTTGCTCTTTACTATAGAATCCCGCTGATCTTTCAGGTTGTTGTAGGCTTGGGTTCGGGCATCCAGTGCTGCCTGATGCTCCTGCGAGACAGCCGTTTGCAACTCCTTACCGATATCCGAGATCTCTCTCGGCTGCCCAACAACTCTCAGCGAGGGCTCTGCTTGTGCCAGCACCTTTCCAGCGGTAGCCATCCGATTTCCAGATGCCTTATTCAAATCCGCTGCCCGTTTCTTCGCCTCAGCGACGATCTGATTCGCGCGAGCCTTCCCATCATCGAGAACCTTCTGCGCCGCTTTAGCATCCTGCGATCCCACATCAGCAGCTCTCTGCCGTGCATCAGCCATCACTTTCTCACCAGCTTTTTGGGCATCCTGGATATGCGCGTCGGCTCCTTGCTGTAAGGTCTGGTGCAGCGCATTCGCAGGCACTCCAGCATCCTCAACACCTCTGAGAGCTGCCGCAGCCTTCCCCACATTCGCATCCGTAGCAGCCATCAGCCCCAATTTCTCCGCCACTGCCCCGAACAACCCTTTTGCTTTTGCTGCCAGTGCTATCCCCGGACCTGCTGCCATCCCTCCAACCAATCTAGCTGCATCTGCGGTTCCCTTAGAGGCTCCTGCGGCCTCTGCTGTCTGCCCCCCAGCCTCCCCAACGAGTCCTGACAGAGCCCCGGACCCGGCATAGGCAAGCCTGGAAGCTCTAGCTGCCGTGCCCGCTTCCATGAGAGCCGCACCGATCGTCGGTCCAACATCAGGGATAAAGCTAAGCGCATAGCCAGCTCCAGTGAGAATTTCAGGGGAGGCTGCCCCAAGAGCCCCGCCGAAGGCTGTGGAAGTACCAATAGCCTCCAGAGCCGATTTGACTGTGGGGGTAGGGACGGGTTTGCCTTCAGCATCCATCTTGAGGTCAGGCTTCAGCCCCTTAATAGCAGCGTCCATCCGACCTTTATGATCAGTAGGAGCGGTGGGTTCTGGAGTCGCTTCCTTTGCCGTGCCAGCAGAGAGTTGCTGTTGCAGCACCTGGAAGGCCTGTTCTTTCGTAGCCCCTTCAGGTCCGCTAACCGTATAGCTCTTACCTTCTGGTGATGTTAGAGTGAAATCGGGCATAAATCCTCAATGTGCAGTAACAGTCCAACCAGCTGGCAACGGGGGTGCGGAATTACCTTTACCAGGACCACCACCACCGGGAAGTGGGGCAGCCGAATCCCCATCAGCGCTATCCCTGACCGTATTGAGCAGCTTCCTGTAGTTCCCTTCCATGCTCTGCAGTTGCTTCTTCTGTTTCCCAGAGGCTGCGGCGAGGATATCATCAGGTTTCGGGTAGGCTTCCAGTTCCTTCACCGTCTCCTCCCAGTTTGCTCGAACCTTCGGGTCAGCTGGGTCGGGAGTGGATTTCAGCCGGGTCAGGGCAATCTGGGCCGCAGTAGCTATCTTATAGGCTGCGGTCATGTTCGTATCCCCAGCATTCGGAGTGGTCTGAGACTTCACCTCATTGATAACCGATTGGTTGGCACCACGACCACCGCCGAGCGTCATAATCCGGGACAACTCCGTAGAGAGGCCCGAGGAGGACGTCTGGAACATTTGAATCTGCTCCGGCGTGAGTGCATTACTTCCAGTCTTTTCAATCGACTCTACAAACCCGTGGTCGGTGATATGAGCGAATGGGCTGTTGGTAGTTCCAGTCGGAAACAGGGACATGGATTTCAAGTTACGCACGACTTCTGAACCCGCACCACCAATGGAGACGATGTTGTTTTCTTGGGTTGCAGTGCGTGCGCGGTCCCCGAGTTTGACAAGTGTCGGATCGGTGGGGTTGCGGTCTCCTTTCAGCTTCATGTCAGGATCACGCTCATATTTCACCCCACCAATATCGACAATCTGAGGGTTCTTTGTCCTTTCCTGACGATCCTGTTGACGTGCCAAGAACTCATCCTTACGCAGGGCGAGGCTATCCTCACGGAAGGCTGCGGTTTGCTGAAGGGTAGCCCTACGCAAGCTGACATTATCCTCATGTTCAGCCCATTGTTGATCACGGCGCTGCTTGGTGTCAGCAGCCTTCTGCACGAATTCAGCTTTCTTAGTCGAGTCCATGCCAGCCAGCTGCTGCTGGTTTTTCCAGGCAAGGAACGCAGGAGTGCCGGCCAGCGGAATAGTAGTCGGATCAACACCTGCCTCAACAGCAGCCTTGACCAGAGCCTGAGACTGCTCACGAGTAGGTTGTTCCGGAGTGTTGTCAGCAATAGTTGCCAGAGTTTCCCTCTTCTGTGCTTGCACTGCTGCCAGCTGCTTCGTCTGCTCAATCCCTTCCGCAGATGCTTGCTTGCTCAACTCTGTCATCTCTTTCGCGGACGCAAGATCCCCTTGGGAAGCTGCCAATCCAGCTGCCTTGCTATACATTTTCGCCTGATTCATAGGCAGGGCAGCATCA